CGCACCTAAATCCTTATCTTATAAGGGTTTTACGGCTGATGAAAACGGATTGAACCAGAACCAGCCAGGTTCAGACGGAACTAGCCAGAACCAGCCAATGCATAACTATGCAGACTTATACAAGCCACGTTTAGAAACTGTCTGTGAACGTGAAGGCCGTTATTTGGCTGACGGCGTACAGCTTTGGGCGCAAGAGTATTTAGGCGTTAATTTAATGGACTGGCAATATCACGTTGCAACGGGTTTGCTAGCACATAACGCAGACGGCGACTTATTGCACCGGCAGGGCTTGGTAAGTGTTGCCCGTCAAAACGGTAAAAGCATTTTGTTAGCCAGCCTTGTAGGTTTTTGGGCAACCGAAATGCCAAAGCTGCGTAATGAACCTCAAACAATTATTACTACAGCGCATAATTTACAATTAGCTATAGAACTATTTAAACGGTTAGCACCAATATTAGAAAAAGAGTTTGGCGCTATTTTGACTTGGGCTGCAGGCCGTAACGAAGCTAATTTGCCAGACGGTACACGCTGGTTAGTTCGTGCTGCTACGCCTACTTCATTTCACGGGCTTACAAGTGATTTATGCTGCATAGACGAGCTTTGGGCAGTATCCCCAGATTCCGTCAGCGTGGGTATTTTGCCTACTATGCGTACACGGCGTAGCCCGCTTCTGTTTATGACTTCTACGGCAGGCGACGAAAGCAGTAAAGAATTTCAAAAATGGCGTGAACAGGGTTTACGAGCAATAGATGAAAAGAAAACTACGTCGTTATATTTTGCCGAATATTCACCGGCTAACGAAATTGACCCTATGACGCCGCAAGCGTGGTTACAGGCAAACCCGGCAATAGGTAGCACACTTACGCTAGACGTAATTGCTTCAGAAGCTGAACAGCCAAACCGTAACGCTTTTTTAAGAAGTAGCGTAAATATCTGGACCGCTAGCGCGAACGGGTGGATACAGCCAGGGGTTTTTGAAAAACTAGTAACAGCTGACCCTATGCCTAAAGGCGGCGTACTGGCCATAGAACAAAGCCAAGACGAAGCGCGCTATGTAGGCGTTAGGGCTGCGTTAAACAGCAAAGGCGAAATACAAATAGCTGTAGAATTTGTTAAAGATACGTTAGCCGAATGTTGGCAAGCCGTAGAAGCGGCCTGTATTGACCAAACTACACGCCTGCTTATTACGCCTGCGTTTGAAATGACGTTACCTACAAAGTTTGCGCGCCGCGCTTCTATAGTTGGCAACCGTGAACTACAACGCTGGACAGTAAGCGCTAGGGCCGCAATACTTGAAGGCAAAATAAGGCACGACGGTAGCCAGCTATTAGTGCAGCATTGCGCCCGCGCCGTAGCGGTCAAAAACCAAGGCGCTATAACTTTATCTAGTTTGCGTAGCCCCGGACCAATAGAACTAGCACGCTGTTTAGTGTTCGCCGTAAGTATGGTTAGCAAACCTTCAACAATAGGTAAACCGTTAATAGTTAGCACGCGCGGCGCTATATAGGTTTTGTTATCGGCTAAGGTAATGCGCGGGTAGCCGCCGAGTTTTAAGACTTTCTCGGTTCACGACTGCGGCGGCTACCTATCACAAATTTTTATATTAAATGTGGCATACTTACCCAATGGCTTTATTCGCGCGCAAACCTGAACCAGCTAAACAAGTAAAAGCGGCTGCAGGTAGTAACGCCGGCGCTTCACAAATTGGCAATTTCTTTGCTTATTCAGACGGCGTACAGCGTCAACGTTTTATGCAAGTGCCTACTATTTCGCGTAGCCGCGATTTATTTGCGTCGGTTATTGGTTGCCTAAAATTACTACAATTTAAAGAAATTTGGAACGGCGAAGAACTTGAATTGTTACCAGAAGCGCCGCGCAGTTGGTTATCACGAATTGACAAAGGCGTAACTAATAATTTTATTCTTAGTTTTACGTTAGATGATTTGTTATTTTACGGGCGCGCTTTTTGGTACATAACCGAACGCGATAGCACGGGCTACCCAAGTTCTTTTACGCGATTACCTGCCGCAATAGTTACAACCCAAGACCAGGCACAAAGTAGCGGCGTATTTTTTGGGCCGTCTAAACAAATATTGTTTCAAGGTTTACCTATTCGCTGGGAAGATTGCGTACAGTTTTTAAGCCCGATACAAGGCCTAATTTTTACAGGCGCAACTTCTGTAGATACTGCACTAAAACTTGAACAGGCCCGTAATCGCAACGCAAGCAGTTTGCAGCCAGCCGTAACGCTTCGGCAAATGGGCGGCGAACCTATGAGCCCGCAAGAATTACGCGACTTAGCAGCGGCCTATGACGAAGCACGTTTTGCTTCTGCTACAAGTGCTGTTAACGAATTTGTAGAAGTAATACCAAATATGGCAACGCCTGACAAAATGTTACTTATTGACGCTGCCGAATATCAAGCTAAAGAAATAGCACGAATTGCAAACGTACCGGCTTATTTAGTTTCTGTAAGTATTGGCAATTACAGTTATGTGAGCAGCGCTGAAGCTTCGCGCGATTTATACAAGTTTGGCGTTAAACCGTACATAGATTGCATACAAGAAACGCTTAGCGCTAATAACGTTCTACCGCGCGGCACGGTAGTAAGGTTTGATATTGAAAGTTATTTGGAAAGTTACGATATGCCAAAAGAAGAAGTATTAGTACAAGAAGAAACGACGGTTAATAATGCTTAGATTGACGCCGCAAGAATTGACGCTAGACGCAGCGCCCGCTAATGCAACGCTGCCAAGAAGAACATTAGCGGGCGTTGCGTTGCAATACGGCGTAGAAGCTGTAGTAAGCGACGGCCAAAAAGTACGGTTTGAACCTGGCAGTTTGCCACTTGAAGGCAAGAAACCTAAAATGTATCTCAACCACGACAGTACTAGCCCAATAGGTTTAGTAATCAGTAGAGAATTAGTAGGCGATACGGTTCTATTTGAAGCTCGCATAAGCGAAACTAGGTTAGGCGACGAAGCTTTACAACTAGCAAAAGACGGCGTACTAGATAGCGTTTCGGTAGGTATTTTGCCGGTTGAATTTAGTTTTGACGAAGCCGGCACAATGATAGTAACCAAAGCAGATTGGCAAGAATTAAGTTTGCTACCTTTTGGCGCTTTTGAAGCCGCTAAAGTAGAACGCGTAGCGGCCAGTATCCACCAAAACGAAGATGAAGTAGTGTTAAATAGTAAACAAGACCCAGAACAAGAGGTAGAAAAAATGGAAACAGAAACCCCACAAATCGTTGAAGCAGCAGCCGTACACACGGTATACGCGCAACCGCGTAAACTTCGTTTGCCAAGTACTTCAGAATATATTGCTAGCTATGTGCGCGGCGGTGCAGATTTTGCACAGATGAACGCAAACATTAAACAAGCAGTAGTAGAAGCAGCGCCGGGCGTTGCACCGTACATTAACACTGAAAGTACCCCAGGTATTTTGCCAGAAATTATTACTGGTTCTGTATATGACGGACTTAACCCAGTGCGCCCGTTTGTTACTGCTATCGGTACTCGCGCAATGCCTACACAAGGCGCAACGTTTCGCAGACCAAAAATTACAACACGGCCAGTAGTGCAACAACAGTCAGCGCAGTTTGATACTTTAAACGCTTCAACCGTTGTAGTTTCAAACAATGACATTTCTAAACTAAGTTTCGGTACATATGTAACAGTTTCGGAACAGGACCTAGATTTTTCAGACCCTGCAAGCATTGACATTATTTTGAACCAATTAGCTATCGCTTACGGTCAGGCAACTGACAACTATGCAATAGATACTTGCCACGCTGCAATTTCACAAACATCATCAGTTGCAGACACTGCAGTAGGTGCGGACTGGGTAGCAGCAATTTACGAAGGCGCACGACAAATTTCTACAGACTCTAACTATTTGCCTACGCATATGTTCGTAACGCCTGCCAGCTGGAAAGCTTTGGCAAGTTCAGTAGATGACCAAAACCGCCCAGTGTTTCCATTTGTAGGCGCACCAAACCTTATGGGTCAAAACGCTGCAGGTAATTCATCTGCTACAAGTTGGAACGGCAACCCGCTAGGCCTTGTGCTTGTAGTTGACCGACACGCCCCAGGTTCGTTTATGGGCCACGCAGCCGGACCAGCTGCAGGCTTTGAATTTTACGAACAGCAAAAAGGCGCAATTAGCGTAGAAGTACCTGCAACTATGGGCCGCACTATTGCGTTCAGAGGTTACGCAGCCGGGTTTATGGCTGACGCTACCAAGTTCGTTAAGTTCGTCTAATAGCCGAAAGGTAGGCCAGCTATGGCCGTCTACTCGGTCAAACAAAAATACTTAACCGATAACTACGCGGTAATCGTTTTACTTACTAACGCTGACCCGTTAGAAGTAGGGCAAAGCGTAACTATCGCAAGTGTTGACGCAACTTTTAACGGTACATATACGGTAGTTGGTTTACCCCAATACTATTTCACGGGCGTAGATGACCAAGGTTTTTTTGTCTACGACATTGAAGCACCAATAGCTAACCAAGTTTTATACGCTAAAACAGCTGACAACGTAAACATAGTGGCCGCAACCGGCACATTAACGACAACGCCCGTATGCACTTGGATAACAGCGCAACAGATAGAAGACTGGCTAGGTATTGGTACAGCTACTGCAGCGGATACAGCATTTTTAACTACTTGCGCTTTGGCTGCTAATAGTTTTGCGTATCGCCGAAGATTAGAAGCAGGTTACAGAAACGAAAGCCTTACAACCGTGCCTAACGGTTCGGTAAGTCTGGGTACGATTATGTATGGCGGGGCGCTTTATCGTCAACGCGGCGGCGTAACAGATTTTGCTACTTTTGACGGTTTAGGTACAGGCGGCACTATGGGCCTATCACCAATGATTAAACAGCTGTTAGGCGTGGATAGGCCAGCGGTTGCGTAATGCCCCAAAACTTTACTGACCTGTTTAATACTGCGCTAACAAACTTAACTACAACACTTGAAGGCGTCTTAAATCTCACGGTTGTAAACGACCCGCGCAATTTGACGCCGCCCTGCGCTTTTATAGACGCGCCTAGCTTTGAAGCGTTTAACGCAAACATAGTAAAAATGGCGTTTCCAGTACGCGTAATAACGTTAGGACCAGGCAACCTAGACGCGCAACGCAGCCTATTAAACCTTGCCAGCAAAGTTTTAGGCGCAAACGTAGGCGTAACAGACGGCAGGCCTACAGAAGCATTAGTAGGCGGCGTAGCGTATCCCGCCTATGATTTGACTATAACAATGCAAGCACAAACCCAGTAAAGGCACAATATGGCACAATACATAGTTACTAGTGATAGGTTCGCTAATTGTAAACGCGGCGACATTTTAGACGGCAACGATTTAGAAGCAGCCGGTATAAATATTGAAGTACTTATAGATAGCGGGCATATATCCACATATACGCCTAAGAAATCTGCTAAAACTAAAGATACAGAAACAGACAAGGACTAACCCACTATGGCAACTACCGTTTATCTTTCAAACCCAGCGCTAACAATTAACAGCGTAAACCTTACGGACCAAGCGACTAGCGCCGTATTATCGTTTGTATACGAAAGCCTTGAAACTACAGCGTTCGGCGATACAGCCCGCAAGTTTGGCGGTTCGTCTGTTACTTCGTTGCAAAATAATACTTTTGAAGTAACGCTTTATCAAAGTTATGCAGCGTCAGAAACAGAAGCAACTATTTACGGACTAGTCGGTATTCAAACAACTATTACAGTTTCGCCTACAGCTGCAGGACTTGTAACGCCTAGCGCTACAGAACCTAAATACACGCTTACAGGTGCTTACCTTGAAAGCCATACGCCAATTAACGCAACGCTTGGTGAACTAAGCACTATTACGCTTACGTTTACAGGCGGCACACTTACCAAAGCTGTTTCGTGATGACGCGGCTTTGGCCGCTGAGAACTAAAACAAAACAAACCGCGTTTAATAAACGCCGTACCGAGAAAGGCAAGTAATGCAATTAACACTTAAAGCCGTATTTAACGACGGCACAGAATACGAAGTACAAACCAATTTAATGACTTTGGTTTCTTGGGAAAGAAAATATAAGCGCAAAGCGTCAGATATGGCTGCAGGCATAGGCGTAGAAGATTTGGCTTATATGTGTTACGAAGCCAGCCGGTTAAACAAAATTACAGTGCCAGCAAACCTAGATTTATTTATCGGCAGTTTAAAAAACATTGAAGTAATTGAACAGCACGACCCAAAAGCAGACCCGGAAGCTTAAGGTATGTAATGGCCGAAATACTAGTAGCTACTGGCTATTGGCCTAATAACGTACCGTATGAACTAGGCGACGTTTACGCAGTAATAGAAATTTTAAACAAAAGAAATAAAACGTATGTCTAGTCCGTTAACGCTTCAAATTTCTGACGTACAAAAAACGCTTGCCGAGTTAAACAAATTTGACAAGGTTTACAGGCGTGAAATAACTAAACGTATTAAAGGCGCTGGTACAGAAATTATTACTACAGCACGGCAACTTGTAGGCGACGCGCCGCCGTTGTCTGGTATGGCGCGCGGCAAACTTATTAAAGGCCGCGAAGTGTACTGGGATAACAAAAGCGTAAAAGCTGGTTTTAAAATTAAGGTAGGTAGGCGCGGTAGTAGGGGCGGCACGGTCCAGTTTAAAGATAAGTTTGACGCCGAAACTAACCCACGCGAAAGCCATAGCGTTACGTTTGGCGCTAGGCCCTATCAACTTATGGTGGCTCAGCAAACAGACGCAGCAGGCGCTATTTATGACCACGCCGGCATTAAAACTAAAGGCCAGTTTGTAACTAACTTGAATGTAGAAGTAGGTAGCCAGCCGCGCGCAATAGACCCGGCAGTAGAAAAAAATCGTAAAACTGTGGAATTTGCAGTAGTTGAAATTATTGACGAAGTTACAAAAGTATTAAACAAAAATTTAAAGGCCCGTTATGGCAATTAACATACCGATAGTTAGCACGTTTGACCCTAAGGGTTTAAACGCTGCAGAAAAAGCGTTAGGCGGTTTAAGCGGTTCAGCTGGCAAAGTCGGCAGCATTTTGAAGGCTTCTGTAGTGCCTGGCCTTATTGCTGTTACTGGTTCAGTTTTAGCGTTTACTAAAGGCCTTTACCCAGCTATTCAAGCAGCCAGCGACTTACAAGAAAACACTAGCAAAATCGGCGTTATTTTTGGTCAGGCTGGCAAAGCTATTACAGATTTTAGTAAAACCGCCGCTAGGGATATTGGCCAAAGTCAAAACCAAGTTCTAGCGGCTGCCGGTACGTTCGGCACATTTGGTAAAGCAGCTGGCATAGCGGGCGAAGAGTTAGCGACGTTTACAACTGATTTTATTACGTTGTCAGCAGATTTAGCGTCGTTTAATAACACAACCCCAGACGAAGCTATTAACGCTATTGGTTCAGCGCTACGCGGCGAAGCCGAACCGTTACGCAAATTTGGCGTATTGCTTAATGACGCAACACTAAAAAGCGCTGCTATGGAATTGGGCATATATAGCGGCAGCGGTGCGTTAACAGCGCAACAAAAAATCTTAGCTGCACAAAAAGTTATTTACGAACAAACAGGCGACGCGCAAGGCGACTTTGCTAGAACTTCAGACGGTTTAGCTAACCAGCAAAGAATTTTAAGCGCACAAATTGAAAACGTTAAAATAAAGATTGGCGAAGCATTATTGCCAGCGTTTCAAAAAATAGTTGCGTTTACTAACGATTACATAGTGCCAGCGTTAGACCGTTTTGTTAGCGGTTTAACGGGCGGTAAAGGCGTTAGTAAGAGTTTGACCGACGCTATTTCTGTTATGGGCGGGTTTGGTCCGGCAGTTATTGCAGGGTCTAAACAGGCTGTAAACGCGTTACTTGAAGTAGTTAGAACTGCAGCAATTACTTATGAAGCGTTTAAAGCTGTTTCTACAGCCGTTAAGTTTTTTAAAGGTGATTTAAAAGGCGCGTTAGGTGATTTTGGCAAAACGATAGCAGCGGCAGGCGTTGCACAATTTACGCGCAAAATTCAAGAAGATAGTAACAATTTTTTTGACCAGCTTTTAACTAACGTTAATAACGCGCAAAGCGCTTTAGCTAATCAAAATAAAACCATTGTAGAAACTAATCAGGCTTACGAAGGTTTTGGTAAAGCTATTGAAGGCGTTGTGCCTAAGTTAGAAGGGTTAGCAGACGACGACCCTAAAGGCGGTAAAGGTGCAGTAACTAAAGTAACGCAAGCCGTGAAAGAAGCTTCAGAAGCTTTAAATAAAGAAATGGGCGACGCTTTAGACGCTGCTAAAGACCGGCTTAAAAAAGCGCAAGACGCTTTTAACGATTTTTATAAATCGGTTAGCGACGTTATTAAAGGTGCTTTAGATTTTGGTGCAGCTTTTGAAGAAGGCGGCGAAGACGCAGGTTTAACGTTTTTTAGTGCGTTACAAAAACAGGCCGATAAAGCTAAAGAATTTGCAGGCTTAGTAGAACAGCTGTTAGCTAGTGGTTTATCTCAAGAAGCGTTACAGCAAGTTATAGACGCTGGCATAGATAGCGGCGCAGCTATTGCTAAAGAGCTTTTACAATCCAGCGAAAACGTTTTGCGGGCTAACAAACTTGTAGCCGAAACTAACGCAATAGCTGAAAGTATTGCTAATTTGTCGGCAAGCAAATTTTATGCGGCAGGCGTTTCTAACGCGCAACAATACTTAGCAGGCGTTGAAGCGGCTATGGCGATAGCGCAAGCCAAACTAGGTAAAAAGGGTATAAATTTGGCTGACGTTAAAGGTATTGGCGCAGGTTTTGGCGACTCTATTAACAGCACGCCGGGCCTTACTGGTCCAAGTATGCCTACGTTTGGGCCAATAGGTGCGCCTACAGATAAAGGCAGGCCGTTAGGTAACGTAACTATTAACGTTACGGGTGGTTTGGCTACTACTGCAGAAACAGCGGTAGCGGTGAATAACGCAATGCTTGCCTATAACCGTTTGGCTGGGCCTTCGCAGTTAGCAATTTCGTAATGGCTGGGGTAGCTGTTGTAGGTTCAGGTAATTACGAACTGTTTATAGATACAGGTTTTGTACAAGACGCATTTATTTTAGACGCAAACCCGCAAGGCGTTTTAAATAATACGCAATATGTTTTAAACGGCACTACTAATTTTGCAGGCGTTTTAGAAGGTTGCGTAGGCGTCAACGTTAGGCGCGGCAGACGCGACCAAGGCGACCAGTTTGGTACTGGCACTATGACTTTCACGCTTAGCGATACCAGCGGAATTTTTAACCCGTTTGACGAACTTAGTCCGTATTTTGACGCCGCTACAGCGCAACCGGGTTTAGCGCCTATGCGTAAAGTTGAGCTAATCCGATACGACGATTTAAATAACGCCGAATATTTATTTAAAGGCTACATAGTTAACTATGATTACAATTTTGCTTTAGGTGGCATAGATACGGTAACGGTTTTTTGTGCAGACGATTTTTATTTATTAAGCCAAACCGTTTTAGATGAATTTAACGTAAGCGAAGAATTAACAAGCGCCCGGCTTACAGCGGTTTTAGATTTACCAGAAGTTAACTTCCCGATAGCGCAGCGCGCTATTACTACAGGTACGCAAACGTTAGGCGGCGCTGCAGCTTTTACTATCAGCCAGGGTACAAACGTTTTAAGTTATTGCACAAATATAAACGAAGCTGAGCAGGGCCGTTTATATATGTCGCGCGACGGCAAATTGACGTTTACGCCGCGTGTAGGAAATACGCTTAGCGGGTCGGTAGCAGACTTTCACGACGACGGCACAGAAATAAAATTTAATTCTTTAGGCATTAGTTTTGAAGCTGACCAAGTAGTAAACCGTGCAGTAGTACAAATTTTAGGTAGCAATAACCCGCAAACAGCAGACGACGCAGCCAGCCAAGCCAAATACTTTATACAAACCCAAAGCATTACAAACAGCCTTTTACATAACGACACAGCAGCCGCAACGCTGGCTACCTACCTGCTTGAAGGCGAACCAGAACCGCGTTACACGTCTGTAGGCACGGCTTTAAATATGTTGAATACAGCCCAGCGCGACACGGTAGCCATAATAGATATAGGCGACACAATAACGGTAGAAAAAACGTTTACTAGCGGCGCTGGCACTACAGAACTAGCGCAAGAATTAAGTATTGAAGGCGTAGAACATACGCTAAATATTGGCGACGGCCATAAAATATTGCTGTTTACTAGCCCTACAACTATCGTTTATGAACTAATTTTAGATGACGCTATTTTTGGCATACTAGACGCAGATAACGTTTTAGGGTAAAGTAAGGACACTATGACTACGCCGTTTCCATTTGTCGCTTCGTCTGTTTTAACAGCGCAGCAATTAAACGACATACAAAATTTACCTATATCGGATAAAACCGCTAGCTACGTTTTAACTGCAACCGATACTTACAAACGTACAATTATGAACAGCGCGAGCGCTACAACAATTACGGTTAATAACAGTATTTTTACTGTCGGTGATGTTATTCAGGTTGCTAACAAAGGTGCAGGCACTTGCACGATTACGGCGGGTGCGGGCGTAACTATTAACACAAGCGGTTCGCTTGCTTTGGCGCAATATGGGGGCGGCTATTTACTT